GTCTTGGTCTGTGGCTTGTCTGCAATACCAGCAAGCTTTTTGTTGAGATCATAAAAAAATGTCATTGCAATTATCCTTGGGGTTGTGCACCAGTAGGTGGCTTGGGCGGACGCTTGATTGAACTCATTGGGCTCTTGTTGCCTTGAGGTATATCATTTGTGGTTCGGGAAGGGGCAGTCTTGCCACCAGCCACAGTGAAGTCTGACCGGTATGCATTTTTCAGCACCACATGGTCATAGGGTGCAGCGCCATAGTCTTTGCTGAGGCCTTTTTGTGTTTTGTCAGGAGCGGGATAGTCTGTGTCAGTCAACAGATCTTTGTTTTCATCTTCAATCTTGGCATTTTCGTCATTGAGACTTTGCTCATAACTTTCAGAATTCATCACCACACGATTAGGATCTAGACCCAACAATTGTGCCAACTGTTTGATCTGCGGCTCAATAGCAGGATATCTAAACTCCACGTCCACAATGTTCATGGCCTGATTGGGGAAAGCTGGGAAGTCAGGAATCTGTTTGCGGATAGGAGTGGTTCTAGCATCGGTCATTTTGACAATGTCAAATTGATCACACTTCTTTTCCAAGTCTCGAAAGAAGCCAGCTGGCACATCGCCCACAACTTTGATGCGATAGCGATATGTACGTTCGCTTTCGGCTAGGTATTTTACAAATGGTTTCATGTCAGTGTCCTGTTGTATATTTATTCTTTTTTGCTGTTTTGATCTCGGCCTTTGCCCAGCACACGATCCAGCAAGTCATTGCGACTCAAAACCACACCTTGACCGGTACTCATGGCCGGAGCTTCTTCAGCCGGGGCTTGTTGATCCAGTCTCATTTTCTTCAACTGTAGATCAATCATTTTGAGTTTTTTATCAAGCTTGGCTGTTTTGGCAGTAATGGCATGCCCCAGCATGTTGCTGGCCACACCAAAAATTTCTGAAGCAAAACGACTGTCCACTTGCATGCCCAGATCCATGAGATCTCGGTAGCTGCTTTGTGCCATGGAAGCAAGATCATCCATTTCTTGATCTGTGGCATCAAGGCCACGCACTGCTGGTAACGCACTGTCAATTTTGTCAATGGCACTGTCCAAAGCTGCCAGTGTTTCTCTAGCAGTAGGAATAATCGGCAAAGCAGTGTCTACTTCTTGCTCAGTGGGCGGCAGATCAAACAATTCCTCTAATTTTCTGGTCATGCCATATTTATGGGATCATGGCCTACCGTTATGGAACATTTGATCTTCAGTTATGACTCTAAACACCATGCCATTGCGTCGAGCCCATTTGGTAGCAGCGTCCCATTTGGCGTAGTTCACTGCCACAACAGCGCGATCGCGACTGGTCATTTTGCTTTCAACCACACTTTGTTTTTTGGGCTTGATTTCAATAAGTTCAGCCCGCACAGTGTTGTCTCTAGTGCGGTAAGTGATCAAAAAATCTGGCACATAAACCGTGCTCTTGCCTGTGAGTGGATGACGATATGGAATGGTTAAAGCTTCGCTGGCCCACTGCAAAATGTGATCGTTTAGGTCGCAAAAGCGCATGAAGCTATGTTCCCAGCCAGATCTATAGCGAGGTTTGCCTTTGCCTACGTACTTGTCTGGGTTAATAACTTCGTAATTGCCTTGTGCCCAGCGACTCATTGTATTACATTTCTAGCGGCGTAAAAATTTGGAGTCACAGGCACGCCTACCCCCAGCAGACTGGCTCTGCTGCGAATGCTGTTTAGATAGTATGCCATAGTGACATTGAGTCCCATACCAGTGCTACCCTGCTCAAATTCTTGTAACAGGGTCAGAGCAGGGATTCCAGTGTTTTGGGACACCCTAAACAAACTCACGGTGAAGTTGCCCGCTGCGGTGCGATCAGACATTTCTTTTAGGAAAAAACTGTGCACCAAATCGTATTCAGCGGCCGGAACGTTGACATCATAATCATAGAAGCTGTCAAACACTCTGACAGTTTGATCAATGTTGTAATTGGTGTAGTTAATGCTACCCATTTTTATTGTCCTAGATTAATGGGCGGTGTTGCACCTGGTGGCAGTTTGGGAGTGGGGAATATCATGCCAGTGCCGCGACCTTGTATAGCTCTCACAGCACCAGGTATGCTGCCTTGAATGGCTTGTTTGCCCAGTGCAGTAGCTTCGCTTATAGCTGTGCTCTGTAATGCTTTGCCTTTGAATGTGTTATAGGTAGCACCAGCTTTTTGCACAGAGCCCAACACACCCAGAGGTCCGCCAGTTTGTAAATCTTCCAAAATACCTTGTCCAGCATCAACTAGGCCGCCTTGACCAAATACAGTGCGATTGCTGCCTGGTCTGGCCAAAGGACTCAATTCTGTGTCATAGTGTGCAGGATCAGCAAAACCTTGTACATTGACATCAGGTCGTTCACTGCCAATTGCACCACTGTAGTATTTCACAGTTTCATATGCAACGGTCATGCTGTTTTGCATGGTACCACCACCTTCAGCATATGAATATTGATCATGACTGAAATTTTGAATAATAGGATTGATCAATATATACTCTGCATACTTGCGTTGATCCATGCCATAGATACGAATGTCTCTAAAGAACGGAGGCTTGCCACTATTGCCTGTATTGGTGTCTACAAACGCTTCACCAATGTAACCCCAGTCATTGACATTACCAATGCGTTGATCGTCATAGATGTCGCGAGTGTTATAGCCAAAGCCGGCCTGTCGATTGCTGCTGGGGCCAATACTGCCGTTGGTGTTGTTGGGATCCAGGTATCGCTGATTGGGATCTTTATAGTAATAACTGTAGTAGTTGTACCACATGGTTCTGGCCAAGTCACCATAGTCATCATGAACAGTGATGTTTATGGGATCATAGTTGATCTTGGTCTGCACAATGCGTTTGCGATTGTATTGATTCAGCGTTTCTGTAGATATGGTATACTTGGGCAAGTCAATGGTCTTGACCAGCAAACTTATATTCTTGGTATCGTCCAGGCCCATGGCTGCTTTTAAGGCAGGAATCTCTTCGTAATTCAGTGTGAAACTGACATGAAAGAGAAATTTGTAACGCGGTTTTAGTTCAAAGCTGTTGGCGGTAAAGGTCTTATTTGCGTGTCGATAGTCACGCAAATAAGACGAACCAAAAAATCCTTGAGCTGCGTCTTTAAGAAAATTTTGACCAAATGTTGGCATTGGCTACCGCCCGCGATTAACGACCGCCTGCCACGCCTGTGATCACAGTTCCTAGAGTTCTACCAATTTCAGTTCCTACGCCTGATCCGCCAGGTGTCTGGTTAGCGTTCTCATAAGCAATTGACAGTTCAATTGTGGCAGCTTCGTTAGTACCATAGTTTAGATCACCATAGTTGGCACCTTTGAGATAGCAACCATACAGTTCCCAGGTTTCTAGCACCACAGGAACAGCAGCACCGTTACCACCGTCCAGCACTTCAATCTTGGTCAAGAACTTGTAATCAATACCTGAACTAGCTGAAGCCATTTCCAAGAAGTCAAATTGTTTCTGTAGTTGTTCGCCAACCAGTCTGGTCACTGCACCAGTTGCATCATCACGAATAGAGCATGTGATGTCTGCCCAGCTGGGTTTGCCAGCCAGTTTAACAGTGGAGTTGTAAACTGGAATTGAAATTTCTTCAAATGTTGGATTGGGACGTCCAATACTGACCACTTGTTTGGTCAATTCTGTTGTGGGGGTTGAAACTCCAAAATTCTCAAAGAACACTCTAAAGCGATACTTAAGTTTTGGCATCAACAGACCCTGTGTTGGACTGCTTTGGCCGCTGCCCAACGGGACTGTCATTTTGTTAAGTGATGCACTTGCCATTTGTTATCTCCTATATGTTTATTTACCTAACCCTGGGGCCAAATTTTTGACCCCAGGTTTTTGATTAGGCTGCTCCTGAGATTTCTCCAGTATTCTTAATACGCAGCGGAATATAGATAAATTCCACAGCCTTGACTGGCTCAATAGCAATATCAACCCATAGTTCGTTGCGATCAATACGGGCCGGAGTATTGTTACTCAAGTCACACACCACTAGATAGTCGTAAATTGCTCGTTTGGCAATCAAGTCAATCATCAAACTGTTGCAACTGTTGAGAATCTCATTGCGAGTGATTTCGTCATTGGGTTCAAACAAATACAGTTTGCCAATTTCTTCCAATCTGCCGCGCAGGAATGCAACCAAACGGGCCACATTGATGCGGTCCAATGCAGTGGTTGTAACAGTGGTAGTTTTGTTACCAAAGTTAGTAATACCAATACCTGGAATAAATGTGATTGGATTGATATTGCGCTCATACAAGATATCGCGCACACTTTGGCTCACACCAATCTGCTGGAACTCGCCAGTGGCAGCATCAATGTAGCCAATAGCGCTGGCATTGTCAATCACACCACGACGTGTGCCGGCTGGTGCGAACCATGGATAGCTGGCAGCGTCGCTGCGTAGAATAGTGCGTACCATCATGTGGCTAGGAGGCTGTACCACAGTGTTGCCACTGAGATCAGTTGTCTGGCAGCTGGGGTAGAATGCTGCTGCATAGTTACTGGTGGCACTATTGCCATCCTCACTGGGCAGACCCAAGCCGTTGTTGTTTGTGGCCCACTCTACCAAGCTGTTGCCACTTGAATCAAGTCGCATAGGTGTGTCTGCTACAACAAACAGTGTATTGTTGCGTTCGTTGCTGAGTGCAATCATGTTGGGTGTAAGCTCAGGATAGGCTGGCGTAGCAACAATGTTGAACTGATTTTGTTCTTCACGTGCTGCCAAACTGGTATCAATTCCTGATTTCAATGCAGCCACAATCAGCTGACGCTGAGCCAAACGACCTGACCACATTGCGCCGTTGTCACGATTTCCGCTGGCAGTGATCCAAGTATTAGTCACAGTGGGGTAAGACTGAGTTACCCAGGTTGGAATGTCTGGGAAATTTGCCTCAGTCAAGTAATTGCTGGCAAAACGCTTTACGTTGTATCCACTACGGCGGGTGTTAAACAAAAGCATGCCTTGTGGATACAGTGCTGGATCTGGAGCGTCAAGATCTAAGTAATCACTTGTGAGCAAACTCACAATGGTGGGGTAGGCATCAGCCACAGGATCTGTAGTTCCGTTGGGTGCCCAACGAGCATCTGCAAACAGGATACCGTTCTCAGTCACTTGGTCAGAAGTATCTACTTCAACCCACTGATCAACGCCACTGACAGTCTCCCAACGATAAAGTTTGGGATAATTTTCTAAATCACTGGTATCAACCCACAAATCGCCATACACCAGCGGTGTTTCATCAGTTTGCTCAGTTGG